TAATTCTCAACCCGCGATTCCAGTCGCCGCCGGATGAGCGACAGGGGTCAGGTCAATGGTCTTCCAGCTTTGCCGCCGCGTCTGGTCGCGCTGGATGGACATGGCGGTGATGGCCGGGGCGGCCGACATATCCGATTACGAGGCAAACCGCCGCGACCATATCGCCTGCTCGTGGCTGCCGCCGAAATGGGATTGGGTCGATCCCTTGAAGGACGCCCGCGCCGAGATCGAGCAGATCGAGGCGGGCCTCAAGAGCCGCACGCAGGCGCTATCCGAGCGCGGCTTCGATGCCGAGCAGGTCGACGCGGAGATCGCCGCCGACAAGGCGCGCGAGCGATCCCTCGGTCTCAATTTCACCGCGCCGGCAGCACCGTTCCCGGCGCAGGACGCGCCTGCCCGACAACCGGACGTCTGACCAACATGGCCATGCTCCCTCTCGCCAGCCGGTTTTCCGGCCGGCCGCTGGCGCTCGCCCCGCGCGCTTTGCGCGCGATCTTTGCGACTGCGCGGGCGTCGCCCGCGCGGGGTGCGCTGGAGCCTCTTCTTGCCGCCACGCCCATCGAGGCGCCCTCAAACCTTGCGCCCATGCCGCGCGGCGCGGGTTTCAGCGTGACCGACAGCGGCATTGCCATCGTGCCGGTCATCGGCCCGATGGTCGGCCGCGGCGACTGGCTGACGGACCTGTTCGGGATCGGCGACTATGGCTCGGTTGGTGCGGGCATCGCCGACGCCTTCGCCGACCCCGCCACACGCGCAGTGCTGATGGAGATCGACTCCCCCGGCGGCGAGGTCGGCGGGTTGTCCGATCTGGCAGATCGCATCCGCAGTCAGAAAGCTGAAACCGGCAAGCCGCTCTGGGCGGTCGCTTCCGAGGCGGCCCTCTCCGCCGCCTACGCCATCGCCAGCACGGCGGACCGGCTTTACGTCACCCGCACCGACGAAGCGGGCTCCATCGGCGTCGTCGCCATCCATGTCGATGAGGCCGCCGCCGACGCCATGGCCGGGCCCAAATACACGCTGATCCACGCCGGCGCGAAGAAGGTGCACGGCAATGCCCACGAGCCGCTCGCCCCGGAAGCCCATGCCGATATCCAGGCCGACGTCGACGCGCTGCACGAGGCGTTCGTCGCGCTGGTCGCCCGCAATCGGGACCTGACGCCGGAGGCCGTTCGCGCCACCCAGGCCGCCATCTATCGCGGGCAGCGTGCGATGGGAGCCGGTCTCGCCGACCGGATCGGCACGATGGATCAGGCGTTCGCCGATCTCGTCAATCATCTCGCCGCCCCGGCGCCAAAGCCGGGCCGGCCATGCATCATCACAGGAGAAAGCCAGCCATGAGCCATGAAACCGAGACCGAAACTGAAACCGAAGCGCCGGAAGAGATCGTCTCCATCGCGCCTGTTCAGGAAGCACCGGAGCGGCAAGTTCAGGAGGATCCCGCCGCCACGCTGCGCGCCGAATATGCCGAGATTGCCGCCATCGCCGCCCAAGGGGCGCGGCTGGGCGTCACCGTCGACGCGGCGGACGCCATGAAGAAGGACATCAAGCCCGACGCGCTGCGCCGTTCCATCCTCGATGCCCTCGCCACCCGCGCACAAGCGAGCGCCATTGTCTCCGCCGCGCCGCAGACGCCGGTCGCCGGCGACAGTCCCATCGTCCGCCGCGCCAGAGAGCGTGCGACGGCCAACCGTAGCTGACGGCAAGGAGGATCCCCATGCCGACCCTGACCCAATCGCCGACACTGGGCGACCTGCTCAAATACGAGCTCAACGGCAATTACAGCCGCGAAACCGTGACGCTGAAGGCCGGGACGAATTTTCCGCTTGGCGCTGTTCTCGGCCAGGTCACCGCCACCGGCAAATACATCCTTTCGCCCGCCGCCACCGTTGTCGGTGACGAGGGGGCGGAGGTGGCCTCGGCCGTGCTGATCGAGGCGGTGGACGCCACGGCGGGTGACCAGACCCGCCTCGTCATTGCCCGTGGCCCGGTGATCGTCTCGAAGGCGCGGCTCGCCTTCGACGCCAGCGTCGATCAGCCCGCCGAGATCACTGCCAAACACGCTGAACTGGCCGCCGCCGGCATCGTCGCCCGCGAAACCGCCTGATCCCCGGAAGGACATCGTCATGACCGTCATTACCAACCCGTTCGACGCGGGCGGCTATTCGCTCGCCGAGATGACCGAGGCCATCGACATCCTGCCCAATGTCTATACGCTGCTGGGGCAGATGGGCCTGTTCCGCTTCGAGGGCGTGACGCAGCGCTCCGTGGTCATCGAGCAGGCCGAGGGCGTGCTGAACCCGCTGCCGACCGTGCCGCTGGGCGGCCCCGCCACCGTCGCCAATCGCGATACGCGCTCGATGCGCTCGCTGACCCTGCCGTGGATCCCGCACGACGACGTGGTGACGCCGCAGGACATTCAGGGCGTGCGCGGCTTCGGCGTCGCCGACGCCGCCGACCCGCTCGCGACCACCATGGAGCGCAAGCTCACCCGCATGCGGGTCAAACACGCCCAGACCCGGGAATATATGGAGGTCAATGCCCTGCGCGGCATCGTCAAGGACGGTGCGGGCGCCACCCTCTACAACTATTTCACCGAATTCGGGCTGGCGCAGCTCGAGACCGATTTCGTACTCGGCACGGCGACCACCAATGTGCAGACGAAAATCCGCAACGTGCTGCGCCAGGTCGAGACCGAGCTCAGGGGCGAGACCATGACCGGCGTGCTGGCGCTGGTGAGCCCGGAGTTCTTCGACAAGCTGATCGGCCACGCCAAGGTGGAGGAAGCCTACAAGTACTTCTCCTCGACCGGCGCGCAGCCCCTGCGCGAGGACACCCGCCGCCGCTTCCCCTTCGCCGGGATCGTCTTCGAGGAATACAATGCCACGGTGACGCTCTCGACCGGCGCCACCGAGACGCTGATCCCGACAGGCGAGGGCATCGCCTTCCCGCTCGGCACGCTCGACACCTTCGTCACCTATGGCGCGCCGGCGAACCTGATCGAGACCGTGAACACCATGGGGCTGCCGATCTACGCCCGTCAGATCGCCCGGCCAGACGGCAGCGCCATCGAGGTCAAGACCGAAGCCTCGATCCTGCCCGTCAACAAACGCCCGCGTCTGGGCGTCAGGATCTTGTCGAGCAACTGATGAGCGCCTTTGCTGCCGCCATCGACGATCTCTTCGCCGATCTGAACATCGGCCGGGATGCCGTCTACACGCCCGAGGGTGGCGCGCCCGTACCGGTGCGCGTCGTCGCCCGGCGCGCGGACGCCATCAGCGACTTCGGCGACGCGCGGCTCTGGTCGGAGACCACCCGCATCGACCTGCGCGTCGCCGAGGTTCCGAACCCGCGTCCGGGCGACCGGATCGAGATCCCCGGATCGGATCCGGGGCAAGCTGGCGAGGCTTTCCTCATCCAGGGCGAGCCCGTCCGCGATCGCGAGCGGCTGATCTGGACCGTGGACCTTCAACCGACCTGACGGTGATGAAGCTCAAGCTCGACATCGATCCCGATATCGTGGCGATGATGGCGGCCGAGATTGCGGCCGGCGAGAAGGCAGTGACCGCCGCCATCCGCGAGGCGGGGACCGGGCTCAAGTCCGCCTGGCGCGCACAGATCACTGGCGCGGGACTCGGGTCGCGCCTCGCCCGCACGATCCGGTCCGAGCAGTTCCCGAAGGGTCGGCCGAGCCTCAACGCCGCCGCGCTCGTCTGGTCGAAGGCCCCGATTATCGTCGGTGCCCACGACACCGGCCCTCTGATCCGCTCGAAGGACGGGTTCTGGCTGGCGATCCCCACCGAAGCGGCCGGGCGCGGCCTGCGCGGCGGCAAGATCACCCCCCTTGAATGGGAACGCCGCACCGGCCTGCGCCTGCGCTTCGTCTTTCGCCGGACGGGTCCGAGCCTGCTGGTCGCTGAGGGCCGGATCAACACCAGGGGCCGCGCGGTGGCGTCCCGTTCCAAGCCCGGGCGCGGCCAAGTCACCACGCCGATCTTCCTGCTGGTGCCGCAGGTCAAGCTGCCGAAGCGGCTCGACCTCGACCGGGACGCCGAGCTCGCGCACGACGCCGTGCAGGGGCTGATCGTGGCGAACTGGGCCGATGTTTAGATGCTCAGGCGCGTGCCTCGGCCTGCCGCTCTTCCCGCGCCGCGCGGCGGCGCCGGCGCGGCTCCTCCGTGTCACCGAGCCCCTCGAGGGCGACAGGCGCCTTGCCGGGGAACTCGACCATCAGCTTGAGGTTGCCGCCCATCGCCCGCACGTAGCTCGTGAGCGTCGACAGGAGCAGATCGCTTTGACGTTCGTATTTCGCCACCGTCGCCTGCTGGATGCCGAGGGTTTCGGCCAGCTGGACCTGCGTCATCGCCTTGGCTTTCCGCAACTCCTGAAGCGTCAGGTATTCGGTGTGCAGCCGATCCGCCTCGGCCTCAACGCTCTCGCGCCGGGCCGGATCGAGGTTGGCCAACTTCTCCTGCAGGGTCCGCGCCATGATCGTCATCCTTTCCGTCTCTCGAGATGGCTGTCGAACCGTTCGTCTGCCCGGGCGATCAGCTGCTTGTAGAAGCGCTTCTCGCTGCCACCTGACTTGTCCCCGCCGACAAGCAGGATCGCCTGTCGGTCGGGATCGAATGCGAAGGCGATGCGCCAGACGCCGTCAGCGGCGTTGCAGCGCAACTCCTTCATGTTCGCATGCTTCGACCCTGTCAGGGTGTCGGCATGCGGTCGACCGAGCGATGGCCCCTCGCGTTCCAGCAGGAGCGCGCGTGCCAGGATCGCGTCCTGCACCTCTTGCGGGAGTTCGTCGAACTCCGGCTCGAACTCCTCTGCAAACGAAACGGTCCACGGCATCCGGTCCTCATGTCTTGGAGGCTATATAGCCTTGAAGCACTATTTTTGCAATAGCGACCCTGAGAGCGGTTCTCAATGCCCAGCCCTCGTGAAACCATCCTCTCCGCGCTGCACGTGCGGCTTTCGGTTCTGCCCGCCACCGCCCTGCGCGGCGAGGTGCTGCCCGAGCGCGTTCCGGCCGAAGGCTTGCTGATCCTGCGCGACGGCGAGCCGGGGGAACCCGAGGTGACACTGTCGCCGCTGCGCTACCACTACCAGCACCGCGCCGAGATCGAGGCGGTCGTGCAAGGCGCCGACCGTGACGCCGCCTTCGACACGCGGACCGCCAGCATCGGCGTAGCCATTGCCGCCGACCGCACGCTCGGCGGGCTCTGCGACTGGGTCGAGGCGGAGGCGCCGCGGCCGGTCGATCTGCCCTTCGAGGGTGCGGCCAGCCTGAAGGCCGTCGTGATCCCTGTGGTGCTGCACTATTCCGCAGTCGACCCGCTCGGCCTTTAGGTCAGTTCGCATTGAGACCGAACGGGGTCTTTGTGTGAAGGCGCAGCTTCCAACCGCTCTCCTTGGCGACGACTTCCTCAGGAGGCAGATCTGGAGCCAGCCGCTCGAGGATTGTGAACCGAAAGGTTTTCGGGTCACGGCCCCGAAGCTCCCGGTTCCCGCCGTGACCATCCCTCGCATAGGCCAACCAGCGCCCGAGGATGTTCTCTCGACCGTATGCCGAGCCGACATAGGATTTCCCATCGCTCTCGTCAAAGATCAGGTAAATCCCACGCCACTCGGACAGGCGTGCCCGCCACGAACCCGGTAGTACCGCAAGCTCAGTGAAAGTCAGGTCGATCTCATGCCACTCCGGCGGTTTCGGGGCGAAGGCGCTTTCCTCGAGAATGGAGCGCACAGGAAAGGCCCCGCGATCAATCCAGCGAAACCAGGATCGTTCCGGCGGTGGAAAATCGATCACAAGCTTTCCGCGCCATTCCGTGTAGATCGGCAGGAGTTCCAGATCGAACCGCTGCACGGTACCAACCTTGGCGGCCTCTTCTGGTGTGAAGCCCTCGTACCCCATGTCACGCAGGGCCCTGTTCTCGCTGATGGACCAGAACGCATCCACATCAAGCGGACGGCTTTGGCCGACCCGGTAAAGTCCCACGAAATGCGCAGAGCCGGGGCACAGACCGAGGAAGCTCGCGACCAGTTCGGCCCGCGTGATCGCGGACGCGGGTCGGCCCGGGACGGCCTGGTATGCCTCGAATAGCTCGGGACGCTCCGAGACTATCCATGGCATGGCGCGCGCCAGCTTTGCCTCGAACGGGCGATGACGGACAAGCACGATCTTCTCCTTGGCGTCTGCATCGAAGCCCTGCGTTCGCAAGAGATCCCTGAAATCCATTGTAATTCCGTTCTGCATTGGTTGCGGGAACCTAGAATCGGGTCAGCGGCAAATCAACGCCAACCGGACGAGATCATAGCCTTTCAAGGAGACGAACATGGCACGAGCCCAGGGGGCGCGGGCGCAGATGGCGCTTGCGTTCGAGACCGTCTATGGCACGCTGCCCGCGAGCGGCTTCACGAAGATGCCGTTTGCCAGCACCACGCTCGGCGCGGAGCAGCCGCTGCTGAACTCGGAGCTGCTGGGTTACGGCCGTGATCCGCTGGCGCCAATCAAGGACGCTGTGACCGCCGACGGCGATGTGGTGGTGCCGCTCGACGCGGAGGCCTTCGGCTTCTGGCTGAAGGCGGCATTCGGGGCTCCGACGACCACCGGCATCGCGCCGGGCCCATTCACCCACGAGTTCCAGTCGGGGAGTTGGACGCTACCGTCGATGTCGATCGAGACCGGCATGCCGGAGGTGCCGCGTTATGCGATGTATTCCGGCTGCGTACTCGACCAGATCACCTGGCAAATGCAGCGCTCGGGCCTTCTGACGGCAACGGCGCGGCTGGTGGCGCAGGGCGAGACGGTCGGCACGACCACCGGCGCCGGGACACCCGCCGCGCTGGAGTTCAAGCGCTTCGGCCATTTCAACGGGGCGATCA